GCAAATCTCGGTCGCCACGGCCTCAAGCGGCTGGTTCGACGCACGCCCGTTCAGCCAGTGACCGGCGTCATAATTGACCCCGTCACTCCACAGCGTCTCATTGGCGGGAAAGGCCGGAAAGGGCCGCGCATCCCAGGCCCAGGCCAGTGAGCGGCCATAATCCAGCATTGGGGCTGCATAGATCGCCGAAACAGGATTGTTGGCAAGGTCGGCCCAGTGCCCGGCCATGGCCGAGAAATAGGCCATTTGCAAAAGGTCGTCGCGCGCGCCGTTTGAATATTTTGGCAGTCCGGATTCCGAGGATTTGGGATCCAGAAAGCGGTTTGGCTGATTGGTGCCCTTGTCAACGGCAGCGCAACCAAACTCGGTAAAGCGGATCGGCTTTGATTGCGGAACCCAACCGGTCGGCGCCAGCGATCTGACGCCGCCGATGCGCGAATGGTGCAGGTTGTTCCACCAGCCTTTCAGGTCTTTATAGCGAAAAACCCACGGCTCTTGTTCCAGCCCATCTTCGATGGGGCGGCGGATTTGCGCGGCTTCGCCTTCGGGGCTGTCGTAATACCAGTCAAAGCCCTCGGCGCCTGCGATGTTGGCTTTCAGATAGTCGGGGTTGTGGACAGCACCCCAAGCGGCGTCAGCATGGGATTCGCCGTCGCGCCAGTCGGACAGCGGCATATAGTTGTCGATGCCGATAAAGTCGATCTGGGGGTCAGCCCAAAGCGGATCGAGATGGAAGTGCACATCGCCGTCCGCATGATAGCCAAAGTATTCAGACCAGTCGGCGGCATAGCTCAGCTTGCAGGTGGGTCCCAGCAGGCTGCGCACTTCGCCCGCCAGCGCGCGCAGGGCAGACACCGCAGGAAAGCTGTCGGCTGCCCCCCTGATCTGGGTCAGACCCCGCATTTCCGACCCGATGCAAAAGGCATCCACACCGCCTGCTGCCGCACAAAGGGCCGCGTTGTGCAGAACAAAGCGCCGATAGCCCCATTCGACCGGGCCGCTATAGCTGACCACGCCCGAGGCATGGCCGAAGTGGGCGGCGGTTGCGGTGCCAAAAAAGCTGGTAACTTCGGCTGTGGCGGAGGCGCTGCGATCGGGCGATCCAGCAAGGCCCGGTGCCAGCGAGGTTGTAATCCGGCCGCGCCACGGCAATTTCGGTTGTCCGGGCAGGCCAGTCCAAGGGTCAGGCAGCGTGTTTGCCGCCAATTGCTCCATCAAGATGAAGGGATAGAACGTCACCTCCAGCCCTGCGGCTTTGGCGGCCACAATCGCCTCGATCACTGATTGGTCGGTCGGGGTGCCGCCATAGATCGAGCGCCCTTCCACCTTGGGGATTTCCAGTGCGGCGGCGCGGTTCAATCCGGCCACCCGCCACGGCATGCCAATCCCGTCCTGGGCTTTCTGCTCGACCTTGGGATGCAGGCTGCACGACCCGCAGCGCAGATCGTTGCCAAACCACGATACCACCAGCGAGACGCTGCCCACGCCCGGCAACTCTTCTTGCAACTGGTTCAGCGAAACCGCGAAATCGGTCTTGTCGCTGGCGGTGTTGACATTGGCCGACCGTCCCTGGCCAAGACCCGCCGAATAGTGAACCGGCGTTGTGGCATAGGCATATTCGCCCGTGCCCGGAATAAGGCAAACACCGGGCACTGTTGCCGCCAGATCGCGAATGCTAACCTCGCCTTCAGGCTGGGCGGCGCGGACCACTTCAAAATTGAACTGCGGAACCCGGTTGCCAAAGGCCGACAGATCGAGATCTTCGATCACAACGTAGGCAATGCCGCGATAGGCGGGTGCAGCACCCGCGCCTTCGACCGCCGCAATTTTGGGGTCGGGCAGTTGGGTATCGTCGCCGGTGTAGAGCCGCATCTGCAGACTTTGCGGGGCAACCTCGATGCCATCGGCCCAGATCCGGCCGACCCGGCGTATCTCGCCTTCGCACAGGCCAATCGCCAGACTGACCGAATAGCTGAACTGCGCCGACTTGGGTTTGGGCGCGCCTTTGCCGCCGCCCGACCGGGTGACATTTTCCTGAAACCGCGTGGCCCAGATGACCTGCCCCGCCACCCTGACCCGCCCCCAGACCCGCCCGATGGGCGCGCCCTCGCTGGCCCCGGTCAGACGAAAGCGTTCGACCTTGCCCATTGCCACCGGCTCGGACCCTGATCCTGCGATGCGCTGATCCAGCGCGCGGCCCAATGTGGCACCAACCGCCCGCCCGATGACTGCGCCTGAAAGGCCAAGAACCGTGCCGCCAAACCCCGAACCAAGGGCGGCACCTGCAGCAGACAACAAGATCGTGGCCATGGTTCAAACTCCTTCAGGAAAGCGAAAACGGGCGGCGATCTTGCGCTGCCAAGGGGCCGAAAGCGGGCTTTCGACAACGCCGTGCCCGGTGTAGGCATGGATGAAACTGGCGTCGGAGCCGATGCGCCCCGCGATGCCCAGATGTTTGGCAATCGCCCCGTCGCGCATGCGAAAGACCAGCACATCGCCGGGTGCCTCCGCGCCCGGTGGCTGCGGCGTCAAGAGGTCGAACGCGGCTTGCAAAAGCGCCTCCTCACCCGACGGCTCGGCCCAATCGGCGGTATAGGCGGGCACAAGGCGCGGCTCGGCCCCATGGATTTCGCGCCAGATACCACGCAACAGCCCAAGGCAATCCGTGCCCGCCCCCTTACAAGAGGCCTGATGCAGATAGGGCGTGCCGATCCATGCACGCGCCTGGGCCACAACCTGTGCGCCCATGTTCATTGTGAAAGACTCCCGCCGTCATTCAGCCCGGATGAGACCGGATAGGATGCCAGCCAATCCTCGCCCGGGATATGGGGAAAGCCGCGAAAGTTCAGGAAATTGGCGAACTTGGTGCGGCAGGTCTCGGCCCGTTTGTCGCAGCCGACCTGCAGGCGTAGCACATCCCCCACGGCAATTGCGGCGCCAAAGCCGTGCCACAGCTCTATTTCGCGCCCCGTCAGTGTCAGCCGGTCAGTCTTGACCGCGCTGATCAATCCTGCGGCAGCCCCGCTTAGCGCCCGCACGGTCCCCCGCTCAAACCAGCGATCACCATAGCCGGCAAGGCCGTTCAGGATGATCCGACCAAGGCCGTCAAACCCGGCGATCGCTGCCTCGGCAAAGTTGCCTGGCAAGTTCATATCCACACCACAAGCTGCATCCCCCAAGACCGCCGAACAGCCCGGATGATAGGCCCGGCCCTGGGCCAGGTTCAGCCGCTCGCTCAGGCCGCGCAGTTCAACCCGAAAAGACCCCGCCTTGCGCGTGACCTCGCCAAAATTGCCGCGAAACTGCACGATGCGCTGATCCAGATCGGCCCAGTTGACCAACCAGCTTTGCACCTCGGCCCCGTCAAACCGGCCTGCCGCCAGATCCGCTTCGCTGACCGACGCCGCCGAAAGCGCGCCAAGCGCTTCGGAATTGTCCACCGACATTCCGGTGGTCTGCTGCAGGGTCCCCGCACTCAGCCCGCTGCTGGCCTTGAAGGTTTGGCCGTCAAATGCCAGATCGCGGTCATGATCGGTAAAACCGAACCGAACCCCATCGGCGCGCGTGACCAGCCAGGCATTGCAAACCGTCGTCGCCCCGCTTTGCAGATGCGCGTGCAATTCCACCGCACCCGCCATCACAAACGCACCTCGATGACCGGCACATCGGGCACCTCGCCCGCCTTGAAAGACGCCATCGACAGCGCGATCCGGTCGGTATCAAAGCGCACCGGCACGTCAAACTCAAAGCCCGCAGTGATCACCGCGCCAATATCGGGCGGATCGGTAAACGTGACGATGCCGGTTGTGGGGTTTAGCGTGAACTCCGCGCCCTCGAGTTTTGGATCATTGCCAAGCGCTATGGTAACCGTGCCCTCAACCGGCTTGGTCACCGGGCGGCGATAACTGGCCGCGCCCGAGAGGTACAGTTTTGACAGCTGAAAATCACGCGCCACCGCATCGCCAACCCCGATAATCTGATCGGTCGGAAGGGTCAGGCGAGAGGGCAGGCCGGATTTGTAATCGGACCAGTCTTTCCAGCGAAAGGCATGCAACTGCCCGCGCCGCGCCTCAAAGAAGGCCAGAAGGTGCTCCAGATCATCCAGACTGCGCAGGCCCATGCCCGCGTCATAGCGCCTGCGCGAATGCTCCCACGGGGTGTTGCGTTCTTCGTGGCCATTGGCCAGCGTGACAATCTCGGTGCGCCGCTCGGGGCCACCAGTCGCGCCAAAGCTGAGGTTGGCGGGAAACCTGATTTCGTGAAATGCCATGATGGGTCCTCACCGGTTTTTCTGGCCGCGCGCCAGCATCCGCTGCGCCTGCGCGGCGATCTGGGTCTGGCTGCGTTGAAAGCCCTGAACATCAGGGGTTGTGATGTTCATCACCACTGTCACCGCGCGCCCACCACCCGCCGATTGCACGCCCAGGCGCCCATCGGGGCCGCGTGCCAAAGGCATGATCGCCTCGGGCCCCGCCTCGCCCATCAGGCCGCGCCCGCCGCGCATGGCAAAACCCACGGGTTGAGCCACAACGCCACCCTTGGCAAAGGGCATGACCCGGCCTTGGGCAAAGGCCCCGCCCTTCTCGAACGGCATAAGGCCGCCCAGAAGGCCGCTAAGCCCGTTGGCAATTGCCCCGCCCAACGCGTTCTGCACCGGCTTCATCGCAACGCCGTAAACCGTGTCGATCATCGTGCGCGCCACACCTTTCAGCGCGTCCGACAGCTTCATCCCGTCAAACACCAGCCCGTCAAAGGCCCGGCGCAAGCCGCCGCCGATGCCGTTCGACAAAACGCCCACCTCGCGGCCGGTAAACATCAGACTGTCGCGCATCCGCGCCAACTCGCCGTCAAAGGCGGCAACCATCCCCGAGGTGCCGCCAAGCGTGGCCTCCAATGCCGCGATCTGGTCTTGCAGGTCTTCAATTTCGGCCATCGCCTTAGCCCTTTCCTAAATCCGGATACGCCGCCGCCAGTTCTTCCAGCCGCGCGCGTGTCAGGGGCGGCACTGTTGCCTCTGCCCCCAGCATGATCCGCAACTCCACCGGGCTTAGCCGCCAGAACTGCTCGGGTCGCAAACCCAATTGCCCCATTCCAGCCCGCATCAAACCGGGCCAGTCGATCCGGGTTTGGCCAGATTGGCTCATCCTTCGCCCGGCAAAGCAAAGGCGCGTGCCAGCAACTCCGCTGCGGCACGCGCGGCCTGCATGGGCCCACCGCCGATTTCGACAGTGCGCAAATCGGCCGCATTGCCCTGCCAGCCGCCCCCCCGCAGGCCCGCCACGATCAGCGCCAGCACATCGCGGGTGCTGAACCGCTGGGTCTCGAAGCGCTCAACCAGTTCCACCAAAGACCCCGCTTCAAGCGCGGTTTCCAACTCGGCCAGAACCCCAAAGGTCAGCTTGGCCACATGGCGCTGACCGTCCAGCCAGATCGCCACTTCGCCGGCAAAGGGGTTGGCCATCACAGCGCCACGAAGCTGAGAGCACCCGCCGAGGCCATCGACATCTCGAACGTGGCCTCGCCATTATGGCTGCCTGCGTATTCGATCGAGGTGATCTGGAACGCGCCTTCGATCACCCCGAAATCGGGCACAACCACCTGAAAATCAGGCATCTCGGCGTCAAAGAAAATCTGACGTGCGCGCAAATCGGTTGCCGCATCGCGAAACACCCCCGACCCCGAGATCGCGGCGGTTTTCACACCCGCGCCTGCCAGCAATTCGCGCCAGCCGCCCGTGCTTTCCAAACTGGTCACATCCACCGTTTCGGCGTTCAGGCTGATCCTTGTGGCCCGCAAGCCCGCCAGGGTCTGGAACTGCCCGTCGCCTACCATGTCAACCTTGATCAAAAGGTCCTTGCCGCTTTGAACTGCCATTTTCGTCTCCATGAAAGCCGCCCCAAAGGCCGGGGTCCGGCATGGTAAAAACCTAAAACGCGATGCGCGCCCGAAAGGTCATGTCGATCCGCCGCACGTCGCCTTCATCCAGCCGCCGCGCTACGGCGCGCTGAAAGAAGATCGACACCAAACTGCCAGTGCCCATTGTCAACGCGGCCCCGACCAGCGCGTCGGAAACCGCACCTGCGATGGTCTTGGCGGTCATGAAACCACTGGCATCGCTGATAACGCTGACGTCAAAGCGGTGCTCGGCCCCGCCTGCGGACTTGTCAGACTGATCCACCGCCACTTCGGGCCCGATCAGCACAAAACTGCCGGGGGTCATGCCGGGCGGGGTGGCATCCAGAACGCTGATCCCCGCCAACGCGGGCGCCGCCGTAAGGGCTGCGTAAACCGCCGTTTGCAAGGCCGCTGCTGCGTGATAACTCATGCGGGAACCTCCTCACGGGCAAAACAGGTCAGATACCGGCCCGCCGCATCGCGCTCGGTCACGGCCAGAAGGGTGAAAATCCGGTCGCCGTCACGCAGGCGCTGCTCGGGCTTGGGCCGTGCGGTTGAGCCTGCGGGGGCGGCCCGCACGGTAATTCGGTAGGGCACCTGGGCCTGCCGCACTTCTTCGCCCGCCGCCTCGCGCCCAGGTCCCGCCATGACATCCGCCCAAAGCGTGCCCAGCGTGACCCAGTTCAGCACAAAGCCCCCGGCCCCATCCGGCACGGTTTGCGGGGCCTGCAATTGCATCAACCGGCTCAGGCGCACCCCGCTCATGGCCGCCCCCCGCCCAAGACCCGCACCGTGCGCCACCGCTCGATCAGGGTCTGCACCATCAGTGGCAAGCCATTGTTGCGCGGGCTTTCCTCATGACGCTGTTCGTAATACTCGGCCGCCAGCATCAAGACCGCCTGCGCCAGATCCACCGGCGCCCCGGCCCAGTCGGTGCCAAACCCCGCGTCAAAGATCACTTCGGCCCGGCCATCTGTCGGCACCTGCGGTAACAGCACCCCAACCGCCACCAGCTTGGGCCGATGCATATCAGGCACCAGCCGATAGCGCGCCGGATCAATGACCAAAGCCACCGCCGCCGCATCCACCAGTGTCAGCGAGACCACCTGGGTAACCGGCGCCACGGGCAAAGCCTGCTCGCCCGCATGGCGCCAGTCTTCCAACTCCAACTTGAAGCGGCGCGCTATCAGAACCTTGCCAATGCGCCCCTCGATCGCCGCCATTGCCGTGCGCAAATAGCCGCCGATCAGCCCGTCTTGCATGCCGTCATCGCTGAACCCGCTGCCCAGACGCAGGTGATCCTTCAACGCCTGGACAGGCAAAGTAACCCCCGGCACCGATGTCATTTCCGTCAGCATCATCTTCATGTCCCTTTCACGCATCTGCCCCACCATGGGCGCGCACCCCGCGCCGCTCGGACGGGGGGGAGCAGCTAGACGGCGCGGTAATCCCGGCGCGCGCCCATCGCCTGACCCCCGGGGTTTTCCGGGGGCCAAACCCTTTACCCCTTAGGAAACTGCGATTTTCAGCAGTTTGATCGCCGCATAATCGGTCACATCACCGCCGACGCGCTTGTTGGCATAAAACAGCACGTTGGGCTTGGCCGAGAAGGGATCGCGCAGAATGCGCAGGTCCGGACGCTCGGCAATCGTGTAGCCCGATTTGAAATCGCCAAAGGCAATCGCATAGGCGTTGGCGGCAATGTCGGGCATGTCCTCGCAGATCAGCACGGCATAGCCCATCAGGCGCGCAGGCTCGGACGCGGCCAAACCGTCCGACCACATGAACCGGCCATCGGCATCCTTCATCTTGCGCACTGCACCGGCGGTTTTCGAGTTCATGATGAAAGTCGCATTGGCGCGGTAATCTGCCCCCAGCGCATAAACCAGACTGATGATGCAATCGACCGAGTTGGTCGGCGCGAAATCGGCCGCAGCGCCGGTCGGGATATAGCCCAGATTGCCCCAGGTCCAGCTGGCATTGGCCACTTTGGTGCCGTTCAGAATGCCTTTGGGCTTGTCCACCCCATCGCCCGAGATAAATGCCGACGCCTCGGCACGAATGAACCGCGTGGCGATCTTGCCCGCAAGCCAGCCTTCCACGTCAAACGCGCTGTCGTCCAGCAAACGCTGGCTGGCCTTCGGCATTGCCGACAATTCATGCAGCGCGATCGAAATCCGCTCCAACGTGGGCGTCGCGGTCTCAGTCGTGGCCGCCACTTCGGTGGCCCAGCCGGAGCCAACTTCGGAACGGTCGATCAGCACGTCAAACGTCGTGGCCTCTACCTGCACCACATTTGCAATGGCGCGCAGCGACGAGGTTGAAACCAGCATCGAGCGGATGGTATCGGCGGTCTGCGGATCCACCAGATAGCCCCCATCGGCGGCCACGGCAGTCGACATCGCCTTGCCTTCCAGCACAAGGCCACGTAGGCCGTCATCATCGCCAGAGCGCAAATAGGCTCCAAAGGCTTTCTTGTGGGGCACCTCGGTTTCGGTCATAGCCGAAAGCACGGGGCGCGAATAGGTCATCTGTTTGCGATCCAGCATGGTCAAACGCTCTTCCTGTTGTTGCAACGATTGCTTCACTTCGTCCTGAAAGCCCTTGAAGGCACTCAGAAATCCGGTCATCGCGGATTTCACTTCCGCACCCGGATTGGCGGCAAAATTTTGGGCCAAAGGCAAAGCCTCATCGGCCCGAGCCTTAGTCTCGGTCATCTTGGTTTCCTTGAGTTTGGTCGTGAAAGGCCGCGGTTACCCGCGCCCGGCCAGTGCTGAAGCAGCCTCGTTCAGGGCCTGCGTCAGCGTGCGCCACATGTCTGCCTCGGGCTCATCACCCTTGGCCGACACCCGCGCTTCGGGAAGCATCGGGAATGTCACCAAAGACACTTCCCAAAGCTCCAGCTCCTGCAAAAGGCGTTGCCCCTTGCCATCGCGTTCCGCCTTGACGGTGCGGTAACCGATCGACAATCCGTCAATCGCCCCCGCCGTCAACAGGGCCGCCGCTTCACGGCCCTTTTCAACTTCGGTCAGGATGCGCCCCTTGACCCACAGCCCCGTGGCATCCTCGCGCACCTCATCCCACACGCCAATCGGCTGGGTCGGGTCGTGCTGCCACAACATTTTTACCGCGCGCCCCGCAGCCGTCAGGCGCTTCAAGCTGCCCGAATAAGCACCTTTTACCACCACATCACCGCCCTGATCGCGCTTGCCGAACAGGCTGGCATAGCCTTTAACCAGGCTGCCATCGGTCAAGACCAGCCCCGCTTCGGGCTGATGATACTTGCGCTCGAGCGCGCCTTGCAGGTTCCAATTCATCGCTTACCTCGTTGCCGCTTGAATTAAGGCCTCGGCCATTTGTGCGGCCAGAAAGGCCGCCACCCCGTAAACCCCCAGCCAGATGCGCTTTTCCAAACGCTCCAGCACCTCATCTATCTGCCCCAGCCGCCAGTCCAGCGCCGCCCACCGCTCTTCGGCCACCCGCTCATTTGCCTCGATGCGCGCAGATGCCGCATCAAAGCTGTCGTAAAGAAAGCGAGAGCCGGGTTCAGGCGTTTTGCGTGCGCTCATTCATCCTCCGACAGGCGGGGCAGACCCAGCAGCACCCGCTTTTCGGCAGGTGTCAGGAAATCGGCCCCACCGACGCGCAGCCATTGCTGATCACGCTCTACTGCCAGGGCCGGGATCTGGTCCAGATCGGGGCGCAACTCCACCACCTCACCGCTGAACAACGAAAGCCAGTGCGAGATGCCGGCCGTAACCCGTTTCACCAGCGGCAAAACCGTCAGCCGATAAAAGGCGCGGTTGGCCTCCTGGTAATTGGCATAGGTGGCGTCACCCGGAATGCCCACCAGCATCGGCGGCACCCCGAACGCGATGGAGATATCGCGCGCCGCTGCCTCTTTGGTCTTCTGGAATTCCATATCCGACGGGCTGAACCCCATCGGCTTCCAATCCAGCCCACCTTCCAGCAGCATCGGGCGGCCCGCATTGCGCGCGCCCTGATGATGGCTCTCCATCTCGCCGATCAGCCGGTCGTATTGCTCGTTGGTCAACTGACCCTGACCATCTGCACCTTTGTACACAATCGCCCCCGAAGGCCGGGCGGCATTGTCCAACAGCGCCTTTGACCAGGCACTGGCACTGGTATGCACGTCAATCGCCACCGCCGCCGCCTGCAAGGGCGAAAAGCCATAGTGATCATCGGACGGATGAAAGGTCTTGATGTGGCAAATCGGCTGATGTTCGGGGCTGGTCGCAAACCGATGCGTGCGCCCACCGACCGAATAGTCATAGCCCACCGGCCAACCATCGCTGCCCGGCACCAGCGCCATACGGTCCGACCGCAGCACATGCAACTCTCCGGGCAGCTTGTCCATTCCTGGCACCGCCTCGATATAGGCATTGCCCGACAGCAACAAAAACCCGTAGATCGCCTCGAACAACTCGGCCCGGCCCTGGGCCCCGTTCGGACGGCGGATCAGGTCCAGCACCGGATGGGTTTCATAACGCCGTTCATTGTCTTGCAAGATCAAGGGCAACGCTGCCGCCGCCTCCGAGATCAGTTTCACCGCGCGAAAGCCAATCGGGTTGCCCTGAAAGCCGATCCGCGCCAGGCTGACCGCATCGCGCGGGCTCCAGGCCACACGCCCCGAATTGCCCCAGGCCACAACCCGACCGGTGGCCGAGGCTTTCTTTTCGGGAACCGGCCCCGTTTGGGTGCGCTTCAGGAAATCGAACACCATGTTGCAAAGCTCCTTTGTCGCGTGGCCCATTGGCCCGCCTGCTTGCCGGGCACCAAAGGCCCGGTTTCATCTGTTTCAGATTGGTCTTGAACACTTCGGGCACCATAGCCCGGCAATTCCCTAATAGGCGTTAACCCAGCGTTCGCACCTGAGGAGCGCGCCAGTTGCGGGCCGGTTCCACCAGTAGTTCGGTCAGCGCCCAGACCAGCGCATCCACCCGGTCCGGGCTGCCTTTGCCCAGATAGCCTTGGGCCGTCATCTTGCACATCTGCTCTTCCAGCGTGTGCAGACCGCGCACATGTGCGACCCGGCCCTGCTCATACAAGGCCGCCACCGGTTCGGCCCGCATGGATTTTCCCTGCACCGCATGCACGGTCTTGATCGGCACCAGCGCGTCAATCCCGCGGATAACGGACGTCACCAGCGCCCCGCCCTGATTGACCTCGGCCACCAAACGGTCGGCCTTGTGGCGGTCCATGGCCGCAATCGCCGCCCTCGCCCAGGTGTCGGGCGAGGCGCGTTGCAGGCTGGCATCTTCAAGCACCACCGCGCGCCAGTTCTGCGGCGGCCCGTCGATCACCGCGCCCACCACTACAATGCCGCATTCATCGCTGCCCTTGCCATCACTGACCGAAGGATCAATCGCCACCACGATCCGGCTGAACTG